ATTACGTTTGATGGGTCGTACGTCAACAACCCGCAGGTTACGTTTACCCTGCGTCCACGGCAGAACCCTGGTGCCAACTACAGCGCCGCAGGTACGCCCACTGTGACCAGCACGCAGAACTATCAGGCCCAGCGAAACTACACGGTACAACAGTTCACCCAGATTGTTTACACGCGCATCCGTGGCAGGCAGATGGCGTTTAAGGTCAGTTCTGACGGCCTCGGGGTCAACTGGCAGTTGGGTGTCCCGTCGCTCGACGTACGTCCTGACGGAAGGCGTTAAATGACCCTGATCGTCACATCAGAGTTTGAACTCAACCGAGTCGTTGCGCCTCGTTTGCCGACCGCGCCCACGGAGTATGAGAAGCGGTACCACGATCAGTTTGCTGACGTTCTGCGCCTGTACTTCAACCGACTCGATAACATTGTTGGGCAGCTCGGCACATCAGAAATAACTCCCGCAACTGCCAGCTACACCGTAGCTACCCTACCCAGTGCAGCCACAGCCGGGGCTGGAGCGCGTACCTTCGTGACAAACGCCCTGACTCCTACCTTCGGCGCTACCGTTGTAGGCGGCGGCGCTGTTTTCACCCCAGTTTATTCTGACGGCACTAACTGGAAGGTTGGCTAAAAACACCCCCCATGATAGACTCGATCAACCCCTTTCTCGTGAGGCCCCAATGAGCCTGCAAGTTCTTGCCCAAGATATGGCTGCCCGTGGTCGGGGGCCGGACACACAGCTTATCCACATGAGCCCACGCGAAGTCGCAGGGCTTCAGGCGCTGGCAATGGCCCACGGTGGGTCTCTAAGTATTAACCCTGATACGGGCTTGCCTGAGGCGGGGATCTTGGACAACTTGCTGCCGATGATCCTGGGTGTGGGGGCGATGGCACTCACAGGTGGGGCAGCAGGCGCGGCTATGCCTGGGCTCTTTGGGCTCGGCATGCCCGCAACCATCGGCCTTGGGGTCGGGGCGCTACAAACGGCGCGTACGGGTGATCTGGGCAAGGGCTTGATGGCCGGTCTTGGTGCCTACGGCGGTGCCGGTCTTGCGGGCGGCTTGATGGCTGCTGGCGGTGCTGGTGCTGCTGGTGCTGGAGCCGCAGAGGCTGCAAATACCGCCGCTATGGAATCTATGGGGTCGGCTCTGGCGCGGGATCAAGCCGCCGCCGCTGCATTGCCTAGCGGGTTGGGTACAGGTTCTTTTGGTGTTTCACCCGTTGCACCGATGCCTGAGTTTTTCAGCCAGTACCCTGCAATTAACGCGGGCACACAGGTAAATGCGTTGGGAGCGCCCAGCATTCCGCTTTCTCCGCCGGTTGCTCCACCGACAACGCCACCGCCTTCTGCTTTTGGACAAAACCTGTCTCAAATGGGACGCGGACTGACAAATCTTACCGAAGCCGGTGGGCGCGAAGCGTTCATGTCCGAGGCGGGAGTTGGAGGCGGCATGGGGCTTCTCAAGTATGGCGCTGCGGCGGGGCTGCCTATGCTGCTCGATGAAGGGGAAGACAGCGCACCGGCCCCGGTGGATCGGGAGCAGATGCGCTTTGCTTACAACCCCGGGCGTGTTGAAAATCCTATGGCGGGATATCCGGCGGACTATCGCGGAGAGTATGCATATTTCCGTCCGACATTTACCCGCATGGCAATGGGCGGCCCCGTAGAAGACATGTCGGCTGCCAACGTCTACGACATGCAAAACGCCCGTGGCGGTGTCTCTGACATGGGTGTGGATATGTCTACCGGGATGCAGCGCATGGCTGACGGGGGGCTTTCTGGTTTTAAACCCCTGTCTGGGTACGGGGATGAAACGCGGAACGGTTACACCTATGACCCTCTGACGCAGTCATACAAAAAGGTTGAGCCGCAAAAACTGACAAAAGCCACGGGAATGGGCTCTGACCGTATGTTGGAGTCTGGTGGTATGGGCGGTGATATGGCCGGTGGAAAATCCAGTTCCAACGATTTTGGTATGGGGGCGATTGGGTTTGGACAAGGCTTGGCTGGTCTGGGTTTGACTGGCTTGGGTAATGCTATTGCGGGGCCCGGAATTAATGCGCTTGGCGCAGCAGAAGCGGCGGCTGCACAAGGCGTGTCTGATCATGCCGCAGACTCGGCGGCAAATGCAGCGGGCATCGGAGCCGCTTTTGGCAACGCCGACTCTACTTCTGATTCTGGCGTGGGAGTTGGCGCAAGCGATGCTGGCCCAGGCGAAGCTGATGGTGGGCTGCTGCGTAAACGAGTTGGCGGCCTTGCAGCTATGGCTGGCGGCGGGTATTCTCACCTTGGCGACTACTCTGATGGCGGCAGGCTGCTGCGCGGTCCCGGCGATGGGGTGTCTGACTCAATCCCTGCCACGATTGCAAATAAACGTCCCGCCCGTCTGGCCGATGGTGAGTTTGTGATCCCGGCCCGCATCGTTTCTGAACTGGGCAACGGCTCGACAGAGGCTGGTGCGCGTAAGCTCTACGCCATGATGGACCGTGTGCAACGGGCTCGTGGCAAAACCACCGGCAAAGGCAAGGTGGCCAAGGATACTCGCTCTGATAAATACCTGCCAGCATGAACATCGACGAAGGCAAACTTGAGTGGTTCGGAGGGAACCAAGACGCCCTGAATATGTTTCGGGCGTTTATCTTTTTGTCGCATGCTTGGGATGACATGGTGGACAAGGATAAGGATGTATCCGATGACACCATTAACCAAGCCTTCCTGACCGCGCTTGTTTATCTTCCGGCCAACCCGTTTTACCGCAGCATCCAAGACGCCATCTTGCCAATGTGGTTGGTTGTAGTTTCTTCGTTTGAAACTGCAAATACTTTTGAGCGAAACAAAGACCCGCATGGGATTGAGATTGCGCATAGTCTGCGGTACGCTGCTGGCAATATCGTGGCTTACGCCGTACATGTTTGTGTTGGCCCAGAGAAAGCGAAAGAGATTCTTCCAGATGTCTGGAAAGCTGTGTTTTATGAGCGGTTTGACGACTACCGCAAGGAGCATCTAAATGTTTAAGCTTTGGAAGTGGTTGTTCAACCCCGACTGGTTTATTCTGAGTATTGGCGGCGGCGGCGGTGGCGGTAGCTCAGCCCCTGCTTCTCAAACACAAGTTTCTGATCTGCCAGAGTGGGCCAAGCCGTACGCCAAAGAGACTCTTGGCAAAGCTTCTGCGCTGACAGACATTAATCAAAACCCATATCAGACGTACGGCGGTGAGCGGACCGCTGGTTTTACGCCAATGCAGCAACAGGCTCAATCGGCAGCCGCACAACTGCAGCCCTCTCAACTTGGGCAATACGCAGGGCAGCTAGCCGGTGCTGCTACGTACGGGGCCTTGGGCACAACGTATGACCCGTACCAAATGGGGCAGTTTACAAGCCAAGCCGCCGGTCAGTACATGAACCCGTTCACTGAACAAGCAATGGCTCCCCAGCTTCGGGAGGCGCAGCGGTCTTCTGAAATGCAGCGGATGGCTGATCAGGCGCAAGCGGTTCGCTCCGGGGCTTTCGGCGGTTCACGGCAGGCAATTATTGAGGCAGAGCGCCAGCGCAATTTGGGTATGCAACAAGGCGACATCCGCGCTCGTGGGTATCAAGCTGCGTTTGATCGAGCCCAAGAGCAGTTTGCCCGTGAGCAGCAGCTTCGTGAGCAGTCCCGCCAGTATGGTGCTGGCCTCGGCTTGCAGGGATTGCAGACTGCACTCCAAGGTGCAGGTCAGATGGGGCAGTTGGGTCAGACAGAGTTTGGTCAGCGCAAAGATATTATGGGCCTACAGTCCCAGTTTGGCGAGCAGCAACAGCAGCTAGAGCAGCAACGCCTTGGCCAGAGATACCAAGACTTCCTCGACCAGCAGCGGTATCCGTACCAGCAGTTGGAGTTCATGTCGAACATCCTGCGTGGCACGCCGATGGGCACTGTGCAAACCATGTACCAAGCACCGCCAAGCATTGGCTCGCAGATCGCAGGTCTTGGTCTTGCAGGCGCAGGTGCATACGGCCTGATGAACCGCAGGGCCAAAGGCGGGGCGATCAAAGATGAAGACAAGAAGACACGCGCTGGTCTGAACGAGCTGGCGTTGATGAAGATGGGGGTCTGAGATGCTCAACGTCAATCAAATCACTTCGATGCTTCGTCGGCTGCAGCCGGACACGGCGTTGCAGGAGTACGCAAAGGCAAACAAGGACAACCCCTACATCATGGCGCTGGCCTTGTCGGAGGCCAAACGCCGGGAAAAAATGAAGATCGCTGCTCAGGCCAACGCCCCTGAGCAGCCCAAAGTTGTTGACCAAGCGATCCAAAGCATGGCCGCCCCCATGCCCGAGGACATCGGCATCGCACAACTCCCCGCAGGTGACATGAACTTTGCCGACGGCGGCATCGTCGCATTTGACGAGGGCGGCCCGGTTGAGCGGTATCAAAGTGGCGGGCAGTTGGGTTCTGCGTTTTCTACTTTTTTGAAAAATACTGGCCAAGTTTCGGCGTACGCAAACGGAACGCCCGCACAGAAGGCGGCAATTGAAGCAGCGTTTCGTACAGCAGTGCAAGGACCGTTTGTACCACCCGCCGGGGCAGCGCCTGGGGCGGCTCCTGCTGCGGCGGCTCCTGCTGGGGCAGCGCCTGCTGCATCAAATCCAGAAGGTTGGTACCGGAGACTTTTAGCGGGGAAACCTCTTCCAAGAGTATTGAGTGGAGGGGCAGCTCTTGATATTGCGGGCCTTCCTCTAGTTGGGGCGTCGGCGCTGACAGCGGCAATGCAAAATATGCGAGATCAGGGGTACACAGCAGACCCACGGGGTGAGTTTGACCTTGGAGAGGGCACGGCTGCACAGCTTACATTTGATGAAGACCGCCGTCGGAGAGCTATTACCGCCATGTCGAGGGAAGATCGTTTGCGCAAGTTTGGTACGGCAGACGTAAACTTAGCAATGGCTGGCGGTGCATCTTCGCCCGCAGGAAGGGAAGCTGCGCAACGCGCACAAAGCGCCGCCCCTTCAAGAGCCGCTCCAACGGCAGCAGATGTTCAGCAATTTATGGACGCCGGCACTAGAGCCGCGTCCAATGCGGGTACTGGCGGTCCCCGTCGCAATGTAGGTACTGGCGCACCCCGTTCTGATGCGGGCGGTCCTGAGCTTCTTGGCGGTCCTGGGACAACTGCTGGTGCAGCAGGTATAGCCGGTCTGCCGACCATGCAAAGCCCCTTACAGATGTACGAGGCGGCATTGTCGGCTGTGCCGTTGGTGGACCCCGCTGCTGGGCAGAGAGAAGCGTTGGGCAGCGAAATAGTTGGTGGCGCAGAGCGCCGCGCCAGGACGCTCAAAGAAGACATTGCAAAAGAAGGCGATGTGTTTGCCGGTCGTGGCGAGCGCATTAGTCAGCGCGAAGCAAAACTTAAAGACTACGAGCGCACAAACCAGAGCTTGTCTCTTCTTAACGCCGGTCTGGCGGTAATGTCAACTCCTGGCGGACTAGCTACGGCCCTTGGTAAAGGTGCCCGTGTTGGTACCGAGCAGTACGCTGCAGGTCTTGACAAAATTCGCGCTGCTCAAGAGCGGATTGAGGACGCCCGAGACAACCTTGACGCGCTGCGCTTGAACCGCGCCGACATGAATAGGAAAGAAATTCGTGCAGCGGAAGCGGACATTGACCGCGCCAAAACGGATGCCAAAAAGCTTGGTATTGAGGGCCTCATGGCAGCTTCTGACTTGCGGCACAAGCAAGCTTCGGAGTTGTTCAAAGGTACGCTGGAGCAGGCCAAAGCCGTGTATGCCGGGGAAGTTGATCTCCGTGGACGGCGAATTGCAGCCGACGCATCACTTGCTGCAGCACGCGCTTCAGCCGGGGCGCAGCGCAATTTGTTTGAGGCCCTTGGCAGCGCCGACCCCAACAGCCCGTTGCGCAAAGGCTACGAGATGTTTAAGCAAGAAGGGCAAATTCCGCGCCTGTATGCTGAGTACACGAAACTCGCGTCTGACCCGACCAATGGCGCTGCTTTTGAGCAGAAGTACCCGACTTTTGAGGCATTTATGGCCTCGATGGGGGGCGCTCGCGCCCCCGGGTTTGTTACCCCACCGGCAAACGCTACTGTACTAAAACCCCCGGGTACCCGATAATCGGTAAACAGTGCGCTAAAACAGCGCCGCCCATCGCACAGGCGGCAGACAATTCGATTGACAGGCGATGGCAAACTACATCCAACTTCCCAATGGATCGTACTATCAAGCTGCGGAGGGCCAGTCCTATCTGGACGCCATCCGAGACGCACGTAAGTACTACCCGGATGCTTTTGGTGTAGTTACGCAGACCGCGCCGCCAGAGACGGGTTTCATCCCGTCCATCAAACGCGGTTTCGCGCAGACGGGCATGTTGCTTGGGGATGTTCTCCCCGCTATGGCGGCTCGTGCGGTTGGTGCAGATGAGTACGCCAACAGGCAGCTTGCAGAAGCCGCCGCCACACAAAAAGAAATCCAAGAGAAGTACCCCGCAGCGGTCCCGTCTTTCACGGACATTAAGAGCCCTGGAGACGCATTTCGGTACATAACCGAAGCCATTGGCGAGTCCATCCCTTCTCTTATCCCGGCCTTGTTCACAGGCGGTGCTGCCGCCGTTCTTGCGCGTCCTGCTACAGCAGCGGCTATGGAGGCGGCAAAGCAAACCGCAGCGCAACAAGTCGCGCAGGCTGCAGCCAAGGGGGCGTTGTCCGCCGAAGCAATTGAAGCAATTAAGCAAGCTGCGTTGGCGCAAGGAACCAAAGCCGCACAGAACATCGCGCTTAAATATCAAGCTGCCGGTGCCATAACAGGCTCCGCTGCACAAAACGTCCCCGAGGTGTATCAAAATATCCTTGAGGAAACAGGCAAGGAAGAGCTGGGGGCAGCACTTGTAGGCGGCGGCTTCAACGCCGTATTGGACGCCATCACACCTATCAACCTGCTGCGCAAAGCGCGAGCAGCGGGCATCCCCAGCCAGGAGATTGTTGGCGCTTGGTACAAACGGGCGGGCAGGGGTGTGGCAGAGGGCTTCCTCACCGAAGGTGCCACCGAAGCTGTGCAGGAGATGTCCAGTGCTGCGGCCGTCAAGTTTGTGGACGAGAACAAGGACTTCTTCACCAAAGAAAACTTCGTCAAGTTTCTGGACGCAGGACTGCGCGGTGGTATCGGTGGCGGTGCGGTAACCGGGGCAGCAAACGTCGCGTTTGGCACGAAAGAAAGCCCGTCCGCACTGGCCGCTCAGCAGCAAGCCGCTCAACAGGCTGCGGCAGCCGAAGAAGCCGCACGCAATCAGCCTGCGGCGTTGAACCAACTGTACGACCAATACCAAGCCCTGAATCAACAGAAAGCGCAACTCGACGAACAGGTTGACGCACTCAGGCCAAAGAAGGGCTCCACTGCTGAAGAGAAACAAGCGTTTCAAAACGCCAAAACGCAGCGCGACGAGTTTGTCAAGACGCAATTCAAGCCGGTTGAGCTGGAGTACAACAAACGCAAGGGCGCTATTGACCAGATGTTTGCCCAGCGGCAAGCGGACCTTGAAGCGCAAGCAGCAGCGACACAGCCAGCGGCAAAGTTAATTGCGCCGAGTGATTTGCCCGGTGCACAACCCTTCCAACTTGCCCCTGTGCCGCGTTTGATGGGCACCTACGGCGACTTGCGCACGCAGCTCAATAACATTCAAACACAGCTAGCAGCAGGGCCTGATACCGCTACACACGCCGCACTAGAGACGCAGCGGCAGCAGCTTGCCGCGCAGATGGGTGAGCTGGCCCCAATCATCGAGGCGCGTGGCGGCACAACTGATACGCTGGAAGAACTCGACAAGAAAATAAAAGCGGTTGAGAAAGAACGCATCAAGTTTTTGGAGCAGGGGGATTTTGATGCTGCGGCGCAGCAGATTGAGAAGCTCAAAGCATTGCAGCTCAAGCTGCCTATGCTGGAGGAAGCGCGGCTTACCCGAGAGCAAGCTGGCCAAACCAGAGAGCTGTTTAAAGCGGAGCCCCCGCAACCGCAAGCGCAAGGCATTAAGTATGTGAGCCCGGCTGGCGCACCGCTTTCTACCGTAGCAGAAAAGCCAGAAGACGCGGCAGTGGTGCCGGTTGATGTCATTCCGCCCAAGCAGCTTGAGAACGTCGATTCCGCAAAGACCGCTGTCCGCCAAGCCGAACAAGCGTTGGCGGATGCCGCCGCATCTAAAAACACCGAAGTTATCTACAAAGCCGTAGATACGCTCAATCAAGCAGAGTATGCGTTGGCTCGGGCAAGAGAAAGCGTAGGACGCCCCGCGCTCAAGCCAGTTGTATTGGACATTTTTGATCCGTACAACGTGATGCAGGAAGCTCTGCGTCGGGGGGACAGGAAGCTGCTCAACGACTTGGCGCGGCAGGTCAACAGCACAACGCTCCGGCAGTCGCTTGATGAGAAAGCCAGTGAGCGCAACCGGCTGATGAACGTGGTGCAAGGCCGCCTTGATGCGGAGGGCACAAAGCGCGAGCGCGCAGATTTGTTCAGTCAAATTTATGACGCGCAGCAGCAAGCGCGTTTTAAGAACGGCACGTACCCTGACAAAGAGTTGCAGGAGATGTACGACCGGGGCGGCGCAGAGCTTGTTGAGAATGCGTGGGTTGCCGATCAAATCAAGCCGCTGATGGCCAAGGTCACGACTCCGCAAGGCAACGCCAAGAAGTCGCTCTACCAGATGTTGGTTGAAACCGCTGCGGAGCATGCACGGCTTACCGAGCAAATGGAGTCTGGAGTCGCCACGCCCACTATGGGCGAGAAGGTAGCTGGCGTGCAGGCCAAGCTGGGCAAAGGCGAAGCCCCGGCAGAGCGCATGATGGACGCGGCAGAGCGGTATCAGCTACAGCGCAAAATTGACGGGCTGCTCAACAAGTACCGCATGATCGAGGGCAAGATTACGCCCATCCGCGATCAGATTCTGGCAATTCAAAACAGCCTGTACAAAACTACGCCGCTCAAGAAGCCGAGTGTGGAGCGGGCTGAGAAGCAAGCCGCTTCGACTGAAGCGGCCAAAGGACGCAAAGCAAAATCACGCACGGCAGCAACGGCAGCGCGTATTGCCAAAGGCGATGTGCGCAAAGAGGCCGAGGCTTCACAAAAGCTGCGCGATTTGGCGCTTGAGTTGGGCATGCGTGAGCCCGCATACGCCAAGTTGGAGAAAGACGCAACCAAACGCATGACCGCTCTTGAGGAGCGGTACGGTGACGATGACCCCCAGGTGCGGGCATATCGCAAGCAAGTTGCTGAAGAACTGCCCGAGAAAGCACGGGCGCTGGGCCGTCAGACGCCAGAGTACAAAGCCACGCTTAAAGAGCAGATAGCGTACTTCCAAGAAGTGCTGCCAACCGCAGGCAAACAGGAAGTACCGACCAAGCGCACGACACAGGTCACACGCAAGCAGACGGCAGCGCCCAAACGGATGGTGACCTCGTCCGCAGAAAGCAAGGCAGCAACAGCGCGTGAGCAGCAAGCGTACACAAAATACCGTGGCTCGCTCAAAGACATGCAGGAGGCTTTGGAGGCCGAAAAGCAAGGGCGTGAGGACGAGCGTTTTGCTCGGGGTGTTGAGGTTGAGAGCCCTAACCTGACACCTACGCAGGTTCAGGCGTTGGAAGAAAACGATCTGACGGCGGCGTTGGCGGACATTGCAAACAATAAAAAGAACACGCCACTCAACCGTGCGGTTGCGCAGCGGCTCTCTGTTCTGTTGGATGCAACAGATGTGCAGCTTGATGACAAGCTGGTTTTTGATGGCGAGGAAGTGCTTGGCGCAGCTACCAGCAAACTGGTACAGCTTAGCCGCGACGGCGGTCTTTCACAAGAAGTGTTGTTGCACGAAGGCACTCACGCAGCGGCTGAGCGCGTAATTGTCCAGTACGAGAAAGACCCCAGCAAGCTTACAGAGCAGCAGCGCGTTGCTGTTCGTGAACTCAAAGCTATTTTTGAGGCCGTCAAAAAAGACCCCCGCATCACCAGCGTCAACGCCAAGAGCAGCCTGTCTGAGTTTGTGGCAGAGGTGATGTCCAACAGCAAGTTGCAAGAGCAACTGCGTGAGAAGCCGTGGCGCATGTCTGACATGCTACGCGCCATTAAGAGCGTAATCCTGCGCATGGTTGGCATCAAGCCAAGCGAAGTAGAGACCATGCTTGGCGCTTCGATTACGGCAGTTGATGCGCTGTTCATTCCGTCCAGCACACGTTTGGGCACTACGGAGCAGCGAGTCACACGCCAGCTTTCTGCCAAAGATATTGCCGCGCTACACGACGGTAGTAACTCAATGCAGCAGTTTGCAGATCAGTTTGGTCCGTTGATCAAACAGGCAGACCGCACGCCGCAGGATGTTGAGCGGATTGCAATGGACTACATCTATCAGATGGAGACCAACCCTGAAAAATACATTCCGCAGGCAGCCCCCGACAAACTGGACTACACATCAAGCACCACCATGTCTGACGGCAAGCCGTACGATGCAGACAACCCGTTGCACTACGTCGAAGCTACGCCTGTTACTTTTGCAGCACTGGAAGCGCAGACGGACCCCGCTTTGCGGCAACGCGAAGCCCGTGAGATCAATAGTCAGCGTACGAAAGATTTTCGGTCGCTTATCAAGTTGCTACAAAAAAACCCCAGCTACACACTGGCAGAGCAGGCGCTTGTCATCAAAGCCGCTTCGCAGTACGGGGTTGTGTCTGACAAAAACGGGCGGCTCAAGATGGCGGTGCTGGACGACAACAACCGTCACGGCATTGCGGTGGTGAGCCAGGAAGCTGCCGACGCGGTGATCCGCGAGTTGCGTGCGGGCAAGAGTTTGAAGAAAGCGTTTCTTGAGGGGCTGCAGGCCAACGCTGATGCCAGCGCCAAAGTCAACGGCCGCAAAAACGGTTGGCAGAAGTTTGAGCAGGCGCAAGATGAGTTTTTACCAAATCTTTATTCTGACGAAGAGATTGACGCCGCAACCAAAGCCGCAGGAGTCACTGACCAAGATTTTGTAGACAACGGTTGGGACAAAGAAACTTATATTGGGTGGCTTATTGAAAACGGCTACTTAAAGGAGCGCGGCGGGGCAATAGAACAAGCCGCTGTTGCATTGAACGCAGGCGCTGCGGGCACGCCTTGGTGCACTGGTGGGTCTGTAAGCACTGCGCGAACGCAGATTGAACAAGGCGACTTTTACATCTACTACAAAGACGGCAAGCCGGAAGTTGCCGTGCGTATGAACGGCCAAGACGAGATTGGCGAAGTGCGCGGCAACAACCCTGATCAGGCACTCGATGCAGAGCAGCAAAAGATAGCGGCGGACTTTTTATCGAGCAGCGGGTTTGCTGGCGCAGACAAATACCTTGAAGAGTTTGCAACTAAACAAAAGCTGATTGATATTGCCAAAGGTGACGCTCAATTTGATTTGAATGATTTGCTGCGTCTTGGGCGCAATCCCGTAGAAGACGATGGCGGTGTTAACTATAAGAACGTCAAACGGTTGTTTAAATTTAGGGCCGTCGATGGCTACAGCAATCGCCCCGACCCATCTGATGCCGTGGTCAACTTTTTTGGTCAAGAACTAAAAGACGCGGTATTTGAGCAGTACGCTAAAAACGCGTTTATCTACAGCTCAGTTGATGTGCCAGGAAAAGGCAAAATAGACTACAGCGGCCGACCTGTCAAGGTTGATCAAAAAATTGAAGTTGAGTTAGGTGGCCAGACTTTTGAAGCCACTCCTGACACGCTTGTGGCGGCGGACAAGCTTAATTTTTCAGCACACAACGGCGCGCGCTTTTCTTTGCCACGACTTACCTACGCTGGAGAAATCGATGTCTTTGCCAACGACCTTCGCCCAAAGATATCTATTGACCTGCCGTCGGTAAAACTGATTGAAGGTATTATTACCTTTACCGAAGTACCCGATTTTGCTGTTGTGACACTGCCAAGAGATGCAGTGGTGAAAGAGCTGCGGGGCTATGCCGCTCACTCAACCTACATTGAGGTTCGCGGTCCTCGGCGTATTAACGCTGTGCGCGTAGTGGGCTACGGCGACGACGCCAAGCCTTTACACGCATACTTGCCCGACACACAGTACTTTAAGGCGCTTCGACTACCGCTCAGCGGTGAAGAAACAATCAAGGCCCCCAACTTTATTGCGCCTGTACCGCCCATTGACACGCTCACTGAAGTGCCGGAGACACCGCGTTTTGCTCCCAAGGATGTTGGCGCGGTTGAAGAAAAGCCGGGCGTCTTTGGTTTCAAACGCCAGCGTACGCAGACCAGCTCTGTGGTTGGCCGCGAACCTGGGTTCATCGACACGTTCTTTGGCAATTTCTTTGGGCTGGCGGGTCGTGTGCAGTACGTTGACCGCTGGGGCGCGCTGCGCGCCGCCATCAAGGAGGGCATGAGCGCGGGGCAGATCGACTCTTTGGAAGCCACAAACGCCGAGTACCTCATCAACTTCGGCCAGCAGACCAGCCAATACGCGCAGCAAACCCTGGTCAATGGTCCGACACGCCTTGAGCTGACAAAGAAAGACGGCTTTACGCAGAGCTTGTTCCGCAGCACCAAAGGCGTCAACATGCTCGATGTAGCCGAGACCTTGAACGCAGCCAAGATTGCTGCGCCTGCAGAGCTGGAGAACATGTTCACGGTCTATCTGGCTGGTGAACGGGCCAAGCAGGTTGGCTGGGAGAAGTTGAACTTTGAAAACCCCGGCAAAGCTAAGGCCGAGTACGACGGCATCATTGCGCAACTCAACGCCGACAAGCAGGCAAAAGAGGTTTTTGAAAAAGCCAAGAAGCTGTACCAGCAGTACAACGCAAACCAGCTCGATCTGCTTGTGCAGACGGGTGTGATGACGCCGCAGAAGGCTGCGGAGCTGAAGTCGATCAACTACGTTCCTTACTATCGCGTCAGCAAGAACGGTGAAGTCCAGTTGATGATTGACAAGGAGACGCCTGTACGCATCTCCAACATCAAGGACGAGCCGCAGTTGCAGTCGCTTGTGGGCGGCAATGAATACATATTGCCGATTTTTACCAGCGCGGTGCAAAACACCTACATGCTCACGCACATGGCGCTGCGCAATCAGACGGTCAAGGAAATGGCTTTCCTGCTGCAAAAGTTGGGCATTGCAAGCCGCTTGAGCGAGGGCGCTGGGCCTGCCGGTCCTGACGTTGTGCGGTTTAAGAAGAGTGGCAAGGACTATCACGTTGTCATTGATACGGACCTGTATGGCATCCCTGCCGATCTGATCATCAAGGGCATGGAAGGTATCAAAACCACGATGCCGGGCATCGTGCGGCTGATGGGCTACCCCGCTGATATCTTGCGCACGTTTGTCACGCGCATGCCGACGTATGCCATACGACAGATGATCCGTGATCCGCTCAATGCCTGGATGACCACTGGCACAGATGCGATGCCTGTGCTGTCCTCAATGAAGGAGCTGGCCACCATGATGGCCGGGCGCAATGAGACCCAGCGCAAGCTCATGGAAACTGGCGCCATCAGCAGCAACGTGTTCAGTGGTGATGAACGCGACATGGCCAAGTTCATCAAGGACATTTCTGCTGGTAAATCGTTGTGGGCCAAGACGCTGGCCAAAGCCGACGCGCTTGCAATGCAGGCCGACGCTGCAACCCGTGTGGTGGTGTACAAGGACTCGTTGGCCAAAGGGATGTCTGAACAAGAGGCGCTTAACCGAACCCTGGAGTCAATGAACTTTGGTCGTCGCGGTGTGTCCCCCAGCATGCACTGGCTGTCCGTGATGATCCCGTTCTTCAACGCGCAGATTCAGGGCCTGGACGTTATCTATCGCGCATACAAAGGCGATATGCCGTACAGCGAGCAGCTCAAGATCAAAGAGAAGCTAATGGCACGCGGCGCTATGATGGCAATGGGTACGCTTGCATATGCCGCGCTGATGAGTGACGATGAGGCGTACAAACGCGCCAAGCCGGAGGAGCGGTTTGCCAACTGGTTTGTGTACATCCCAGGCGTCTCTGAGCCTGTGCGTGTTCCGATCCCGTTTGAATTGGGCTTCTTGTTCAAGGCGCTGCCAGAGGCGGTATACGGGTTGGCCTTCAATGACGAGAAGGCTGGCAAGACGCTCAAGGGCTTGGGCAAGCTTGTGGATCAGAGCAACCCGTTCTCGCTGCCGCAGGCCATCAAACCCCTCACTGAAGTTGTGTTGGGACGCTCGTTCTTCCAAGGCGACATTGAGTCCGCACGGGAAAAAGAGCAGATGACCGCAGACAGATACCGTGCAAACACTACGGAGGTTGCTAAGCTGCTTGGCCAAGTCACGGGCAAGGTCGGCGTATCCCCCATCGAGATTGACTACCTGATCCGTGGCTACTTTGGCGGCTTGGGCATCGCCATCACGCAGCTTGCCAACCCGATACTAACGATAGACCAGAAGGAAGCCGCACAGCCGTCAACCAAGCCCAGCAAGCTGCCATTCATCGGCGGCCTGTTCCAGCCGGTGGAAGGTCGGGGGACGCTCGACGAGGCGTATGACCGGATGCAAGAGATCAAACAGGTCAAGGGCACGTACAACAAGCTGATTGAAGACGGCAAGAGGGCAGAAGCGCAAGCGTTTGTGCAACGCTACACCAATGATCTGGCGCAAGCCTCTGTGTCGGGTCGCGTGCAGAAGCAACTGGGCGAGCTTGCCAAGCAAGAGCGCATCATCAAAGCGCACCCAACGATGCCGACGGAAGAAAAGGACAGGCGTTTGGAACAACTGGACAAGATCAAAGTCCAACTCGCCCGTCAGTTCTTGGCGGTAGCTCGGTAGAACCACACGCCAAGCCTGCCGTTCCTGATGCGGGTACTGGCTTGGGCGTCGAAGACACGGCAGCGCAGGGCTTCCTTGAGCCCTGCTTGCCGCACTTCTTCTGTGTTCAGGCAGGGCACAAAGAACCCGTGCTTACGGTCAACGGATCGCCACGGGAACAAGCGGCTGTAGGATGACATCGTCTATGTCGTCGGCGCGTCGTGTGATCTTGACGGCGTTGACCCGCATGGGCGGCCCGTCCGTCTTGGCCATCATGTCCTTGCGCTGCATGAAGCTGGTGATGAACTGCTTGGATATCTGCTCGCGGAAGGTGTTGTAGCTAAAGCTCATGGCCGAGCAGTACGCCCGCAGCAGCCTCTCCTCGATGTAGAAGTCCACGCCGCCACCACCGACGCCGTGCTCGACGCGGCCCATGATCTCAGCGCGTGTGGTGTTCTTGCCAACGATGGAGCCGTCGCTGAACGCCGCCAGGACGCCGGTCTTCTCGCCAAACTTGACCACCACAAACTTGCCCTGGTACTCCTGAATGTAGGCGTTGAGCACATCCTCGGCGGTGCGCTTGCCGCTCAAGATGCTCTGGCGCTGGCTGACAAACGTGTCGTTGAGCACCTTGATGATCTCTTGCAGCGGGATGTCGGCAAGCCCTGTGTGCTGACTGTTGCACAGGATGCCAGCAGCGACGATGACCCCGGCACCGGCCATCCAGAACCGCTCATCGTTGGGGGCGTTGAACTCCTTGTACATCTGCGCCACGGTCTTGGGCACGAGCTTGCTGATGTAGTCCAGATTGTTGACGAAGTAGCGGCTCAGCACATCACCGGCAACGGCGTAGTTGTGCTGCAAGGACTTGATGATCTCGATCTCAGCGGCGTCCCAGTGCAGCTTCTCGTCCATCGAAATCTCGATGAGGCGGCGCAACTCGCCCTCAGATGAGTGCTGCCGCACGCTTGTCAGGTAGTCCACGGCTGGCCGGTTCGATGACATCAACGCAAACGCTGCCCAGGTGGACAGGTTCAACCGCTCGCGGTTGGTGCCCGACTCCATCCGCTCTTTGCCGCGCCCCTCGGACATACTAAAGAGGAAGGCTGGGAACCACTCAAAGTCGTTGCGGTTGTTGGTCGTGATCTCGTCGGTGACAAGCGGCAGGCTGCGCAGGTGCCCCAGGCGCTGCTGCATGGCCACGGCTGATGTGCCAGAGCCTGTGCGGTAGTGGATCGGGTGGCCCCAGATAGAGGCGGCTGTGTCCAGCGCCAGCGACTTGCCAGTACCCGACTCGGCCGAGGCACAGTGCATGGTGACGCCGAACAGGCCCGTGAAGCGCATCAGGGGTGACGACATGCCAGCCAGGAACGCCGTCAGGTGCTTCCACAGCTTGCGGCGCACCATCATGTTGATGACTTCTTTCCACGCATCGAGCGAGCCGGTGGGCTTGGTGTTGTTGACGATGTTCTCCAGCCCCGGGATAGGCACGGGCACGGGCTCGGCACCGGCCTTGTAGATGGCGCTGTTGAACACGAAGCTGTCGTCATCCTGCCAGCCGTAGGCGCTGGGGATCACTACGGGTAGTTTTTCGGTACTCATTTTCTCCACGCTTGCGCGTACGTATTCGTAAAGGTTTTTGTCATTGCCCGAGCCGAACGCGGCCAAGATGTTCTGGCTGGCCAAGTGCTTGAGCGTGTCGTCTCTGGCTGCGATGCTTTTCTGGGGGACAAGCACCTCCTGTATCTTTTCCTTGCGCACGGCCAGCATATGGACCTCGTGCACGCCGTTGTTGTTCAAAATGTCCACGGGAAACAGGTCATACGGCAGCAGCATGTGCTGGCGCTTTATTGTGTTGCCGTCGCCATCCTCTTCTTCCTTCTCGATGAACACCCCGCCGTACCTGCCAAACGCATAGCCGCGTGGCGGCTCTGGGCGGTAGAGTTTCTGTGCTGGCGCGTCTTCGACTTGGACTTCAATCTGCGTAGCCTCAGTGACCGCGTTGATCTCGCGGCCCCAACCCAGCGGGTTGGTGAATTTGCCACGGTGCGGGCAGCCGCCGCACACGCCGGGGTTGGCATCGTCCATCGCTTCGCACGAGTACGGGCCTTTGATCTCAGCGAGTTTGCGGTGCATCCGGTCATGATCGTACGGGTGCAGGTCGCTGAGCCAGACCGCCGCCTTGTCACCATCGACGCAGACCTTGGCCCAACTGAGCAGGCCACGCCACAGCGGCTCCATGCCATCCTCGGCTGCGTTCTCCACGTAGTGCTTGAGTTGACCGCAGCCGCTGCCGTCTTTGGTCTTGAGCAGGATTTTTTTGAACCGCGTAACGCTGTTGCCGATGATGGCCTGCGCTGTTGCAGAAAGAGGGTTGACACTGGTCGGCCTCTGCCCGGGCAGAGCCAGGGCGCTTGAGGGACGGGGGCGTACAAAGTCCTTGCCGAACCCCTGGGCTGTCAGCACAGCATCGATGTCGTCCACGGCGAAGCGGTCGCCCTGGGATATGAACCGCACCTTGGTTGCGCCGCGTACGGCTTTGCCGTTCTTGATGCCGGTATTGGTCGTGTCGAACACGCGCAGCACGCGGGAGGCATCGCCCGTCACAGCCGCGTCGATCTGCAGCCCGTGCTTGAAGCACATCTCCTTGAACCGCTTGGCCAGGGGGAACCAGTCCTCCTTGTACATCATGTCCGTGAGCGGCCAGTATGCGTGTATGCCGCCGCCTGAGTGGACGAGCCAGGGGTCGCCTATGGACGACAGCCCAGAGTCTTCGCAGAATTTGTGCAGTGCAGCAGCGGCAGCCCTGGCGCTGGGGTACGACTTGGTCTTGATGACGCCGTTCTCGTCGGGGATATCCTTGGGGTGGTTGCAGTCAAGGTCTACGGCCAGCACTTGGCTGGCGTGCATGTTCTCCTTGGTGCGGTCCTTGTTCGTGCCAAACGTGCCCAGCGCGAAATATGTGTCGTAGCCCTGCTTTGCCCACTTCTCAATGGTGGGCATGATCTCTTCTAACGTCTCCCCATAAACGTGTGACTTCTTGTTTGTAAGCTCAGCCGCGCAGTAAAACCCGTTACCCGGCGACGGCAGAACCTCCGCTAGAAACTCAAGCGGTGTCATAAGGCTCCTTGGCGCTGGGGTTAGTGGGTCTGGCTTTTCAGTTGTACTTTGAGCTCGGCATTCTCATCGAGCAGTCGGGCAATGCGTGCGCACATCTCTTGCACCAGGGCATCGTCGTTCTCCATGTACGCGTAACGCAGGAGCTCCTCGTCTGTCATGTTGGCAAGTTGTACTCGTGACATATTTTTCTCCATGCCTCATCAGCGGTGCGTGAGGACTTCATGATTGTTAGTAGCAACTCCACGCGATTTTGATACGCGACGAAAACGTCTTTGCCCATGAACCAGTTGTACACGGTCTGCCGGGTGACGCCAAGTGCTTGCGCGATTCTGGTCACGGGAAAGTCAAGGTGGATGGCCCATCGCCCGAGCTGGTTGCCCGGGGTCTTGGGTGCTGCTAGGACAGCGTCGATTGTTTTTTGTGAATAGCTCATAGTTTGTTATGGGGCGGGGAGTAGCGGGTGACACATTTAAAACACCAGAGGAAACGCTTCGTGGGGATGTTTGTGCTTCTAACGAGGTAGGAAAGGCCCCGCCCCACGCAGAACGACCGCTCCTGCTACTCCCCGAAACTCCTTACTCGTCGTCCCAGTCGCTGACAATATCAGCGAGCTTGGACTTCTTGGCGGGGACAGCGGTCTCCTTGGACGGAGCCTTGCGCACTTCTGGCTCGTCGTCCTCAGACGCCACCGGCTTGGCCTTGGGAGCCTTGGCTTTCGGTGCCGGAGCCTCGTCCTCATCCTCTACAACCTCGACCTTTAGCAAGGCATTGGCCTGCGTCGGCTTGCCGGGGATATCCATCGGCGCTGCCTTGGGCTTGACCCCATCGGCCTGGGCCACCGTCATGACAACGGCGCGTTTGGCATCGTCGCTCTCAGCCTGCCGCGTGACAGACTCGTACTCGGCATCCTCCAACCAGCGCACGGGCGTGAAGAACAACTTGGGGCTCTCGGCCTTGGTGTCGAACTTCATGCGGGTGACGATCTGCTCGGGGTTGACCGGAGGGGTCTGCGCAGCCAGGAACCGTGCATACGCTTGCAGCGGGCGCTTGTCGCCGTCTTCCTTGCCGAAGATCGACGTTGCGGGCAGCGTAAGCTGCAGCACATCACCCTCGGGGTTGTTGGCCAGCACAACAGCAAGGCGCTGTTGGAAGCGGCAGGCGCGGCTGTTGCCGTTGCCCGACCCTGCTTCGTTCTGGGGGCAACCCATGCAGGTCTTGTTCTGCGGCTCCTTGATCGAAGCGTCGGGCTTCTCGCCGTCGTTGCTCCAGCAGTCGGGACCGGCGATCTTGTCTGGGTCGTACGCACCTGCGTAGAAGATGCGGCTGACTTTGGGCGCTGCCTTGACGACAACCACATCGAGGTGGCGGTCATCAATCGACGCGATCTCCTTGCCACCAGAGACAAGGCGAAACACGCCGCCCTTGATGGAGATGCGCTTGGTCGAGGCACCAGCGCCGCCGCCCGTCAGGGCTTTGGCAGTTTCAGACAGCTCGTTGTTGCGAGCGAAGGCGGGGACATTGGAGGCGTTAAAAAGCGTGATATTGCTCATGGTTAACTCACTTGGACTTGGTTACACGAATTTCGAACTCGGTGTGCGAGTTCAAACCGGGTGGAACAACACCCGGGTTCTCTGACAGGAAGGTCGCCATGTTCGTCTGTGCGATGCGCTTCTCCAGCAGATCAACGACCTGATGCTCAAGAATAAATTTCTTGAACGAGTCCCAGTCCTGCGTGTTGTAGCGCACCTTAGTCGAGAGGGAAACCGTCCCGTAAGATGTGTTGACAGACTTGAGCCCGAGGGCTTTCATCTTGTCTTTGATGGCAAAGCGCACCTCGTCTTGCTGAGCCTTGAGCTGCTCCACCGCAGTGTCGTACTCTTTGGTCAGCGCGTCGATGCGCGATTTGATCTTGGTGTGGATTTTCACGAGGCGGTCGATGGGGACCACCTCATCTTCAGTGTCGGTCATGTGCTTTCTCCTGTTGTTTTGTCAAGCGTTGGACAGTTTACACGGGTTTTTGGCTTTTGCAAGTGCCTCCTTTCATGATCTGATCTCCGACTCAAACATGGCCGTGAGCAGGTCGTTGTCATCGACGCGGGCCGCCAGCGCCTTGAACATCTTGCGCTCGATGGGGGAGCTCTGGATGTGCACCACTGTGACCTTGTCGCTGGTCTGGCCCTTGCGATCAGCGCGTGCGATGCACTGGATGTATTGCTCAACAGACATCAACGGGCCGTAGAAAACCACCGTGTCGGCTGCGGTAAGGGTAATCCCGTGTGCCGTTGCTTGCGGCTGCATGATAAGCACCCTGGGGTTGGGCTGCGTCTGAAACCTGTGGATGATGTCGCCGCGCTTGGTCGCGCTCACACTGCCGTGGATGACCTCGGCCGCAACACCCTTCTTGGTCAGGTAGTTGTGGATGGTGTCGATGCTGGAGCGGAACATGGCGAAGATGATGACCTTGCGCTCGGTCTCCTCCAGCACCTCCTCGATGACGCCAAGGCGTGGGGCAGCATCGAACTCGACCACTTCTTTCTCGTCCGTGTAGGCCGCACCGCAACTGATCTGTAGGAGTTTGCTTACACCAGCAGCGGCGTTGACCGCTGTGATGGTCTCCCCTGCGGTGTGCACCAGCATCTGTTCCTTGAGCAAGTTGTAGTACTTGTTCTGCTGTGGGGTCAGCGGAGCCTCGCGTGTGAGCGTCATCACAGGCGGCAGGTCCAGGCACTGCTCTTTGGTGAAGCGGATGGCTGGCTGCAGCGCGTTGTACACATCGTCCTTGGCCGTGGGCTTGGGGGCCCACTTGAACATCGTGAGCTTGTACATGACCTGATCGCGCCAGCCCGTGAAGAACTGCGGCACTCCTGTCGGGTTGACCAGCTTGGCCAGACCGTACGCATCAGCGGGCGACTGCGATGCTGGCGTGCCCGTCATCATCCACAGGTACGAGTCCGGGCGCACAATCGACTTGAGCGTCTTCCACCGCTTGGTGGTCATCGTCTTGTATGCGTTGGCCTCATCGACGATGATGAGGTCGAACCTGCTGTCTGCGTTGATCTCTTCTGCGATCAGGTTGAGCCCGTCGTAGTTACAGATCACAAACTCATAGTCCGACTGGATCATCTCGATGCGCTTGGCAGCTTGCGCGTGGTGCGCGACGATGGCAGAGCGATGAATGATTGAGTTGTTCAGGTCGCCCATCCAGGCGCTGTGCATGATCGACAGCGGGCACAAGATAAGCGCACGCCGCACAAGCCCACGCTGCATCAGGTAGTCTGCAGCCCACAGCGCCGACAGTGTCTTGCCCGTGCCCGGGTCGTTGAACACGAAGGCTTTGCGGTGCACTGTCAGGAACGATGCAGTGTCGATCTGGTGCGCCATAGGCTTGTAGCGCCCTGGCCAGTTGTAGCGCCGTGTGATGGGCGAAGGCACATCCTTGACCCCCAGGTTGCGCAGCACCCGCACCTCATCGAGCCCCCAGTACACGGCGATCTTGTAGGTATCACCGTCTTGGTCAAGCACCTTGTGCTTGGGGATGATCTGGTACTTGTCTGGGTTACGCGTCCTGAAGACGACTGCCTTGTCCTCAACTATCTCCATTTACTTTCTCCTGTGCTTAGAAGTTCTTG